CGTTGATAAATTAGAAATGGAATACTCTAAAGAGTTAGCAGAACGTAGAGAAGTTGCTATAAACTACAAAGGACAAGTAGCAGGTAGACACCCTGATTTGTTTGGTCATAGTGAAATGCAACATATGGTAAGAGGTTATGTAGAAGGTTACAACAAAGCCAAAGAAACTCTATATACAGAACTACAAGTTAGAGAAGCTATAATTAAAGCATTTGATTATCATCATATAAATGGACATTTACCTGAAATAGCTATACTTAATATCATCCAATCACTTAAACAACCTAAACAATGATACAAAAAATTAGACAATATTTTTGTAAACACACGTATAAATGTGTTTACATATACGGCACTTATGCAGATTGGAGATGTCTAAAATGTGAAAAAAAGAAAAAAGGTTTTGCACCTGTTGGATTAACACAGGAACAAATAAATAATGATATAATTAATAGATTCAAAAAAAGTAAAAAATGATAACTATAATTCTCGCATCTTTATTTTTCTCATTCTACTTTATCCATATTGCTAAAATACCATCAGCGATAAAGACAGGATTTAAGTTAATGCCTCATCAGAGAATTAAACCGATAGATTGTTTTTCTTGTCTGCCTGTATGGGTTGCGATGATTCTCTATTGTTTGCCTGAAATAGTTAGTATTATGTGCATCATATTATTTGGTGCAGGATGCATTGCAAACGCTATACTTTACATTTTAAATAAATTGCCGTGAGAGTATTAGGATTAAGCCATCCAAATTCAGGTTGCGGTTATCATCGTGTGGTTCTGCCTCTTATTACTATGCCTGAGATTAAGGGTATCATAACAAACTATCCTAACGAGGAAATATTAGCAGAGAAATACGACATACTACTCTATAATCGTGTATCACAATTTGATAATAATTTTGATAAAGTGCGTGATGATTTAGGTTGTAAGATCATCGTAGATATGGATGATGATTGGCTACTACCTTCAAATCATTTGAATTACTACGACTATCAGGAAATGAATCCACGCATAGAACAGAATCTCAGAGATGCAGATTTAGTTACTTGCACACACGCAAGATTAGCGGAGCGCATATATCCATTTAATAAAAATGTTATCATCTTACCTAATGCGATTCCGTTTGATGTTTATCAATTCACATCTGAGAAAGTAGAGGATGAAAAGATTAGAATATTTTGGTGTGGTGGGATAACTCACGAAGGAGATTTAGAAATATTAAAGAATCCAATTCGTAGGTTAATGGCTCACAGAGATAAAATTAAAATGGTTATCGGTGGCTATAACGATGAAAATCATTTAAGCAAATGGTTATGGGATAAGATGGTATCTTATTTTACTAACTCTAAAAAACTTGAACACGTTATACTTAAAGGTACAACGCCTGATAAGTATATGAGTATGTATGAACAGGCAGATATTATGTTAGTACCTTTACTAAGTTCTGATTGGGCAGCTGGGAAATCTAATTTGAAATTATTAGAGGCAGCCGTTAAAGGAGTTCCTGTAATCTGCTCAGCAGTTGAGCCTTACATTAATGATTTTGATGCGCCTGTATTATGGGTGTATAATCAATCAGACTGGTATAAGCATTTGAATTTTTTAATTAACGATAAACAAGCACGTTTGGAATATGGGCAGAAAATCACAGAATGGGCAAAGCGAAAGTATAACCTCTCAGAGGTTAACATTACCCGAAAAGCCGCATTTGCAGACCTTATTAAAGCATAAACATATTTACGATATGTATATGAAAACGCAGGAACTTGTCGGATTTCCTTTGCACATCAGGCAGGAGATTGTAGATGCGTACCGGGTAGAGCATCCTAATTATGATTACAATCATAACTGCCACGTTTGTGTATGTGAAATGTTGGTAACGATTTACAAATGGTATAACACTCAGCTATGATAGGAAATTTAGTTATGATAGATGATATTTGGATGGTTGCCTATCTTGATAATGTAGGTTATCATTTAATGATGCTGCATCCTGAAGATGCTAAATACATAACTGAGGAACGATATATTGATGATGTAAATTTTAAGATAGTAGTAGAAAACAATTTAAAGAGATACGCAAAAATAATAGCACAATGAAAAAATTAATTTTAATATTATTACTGGCATCCTGTCAACCACAACAAAAGCAAATCGTTAAGGGTTACATTGTAAAAAAGCAAATCGTTAAGAATGTAAAAGGCGATCCTATTTATGTTACAACGATTTCAGTTAATGGTAGTTTAGTTAATTATTACGGAATCAATTATTATATGATGGAGGAAGGCGATACAATAGAAATAACTAACAAATGATACCAAAAGAAAAAGCAAAGGAATTATTTGATAAATTTAAGGGTACACAATACCCTGATTTTGGCAGCATATTACAGGCAAAAAATTGTGCAATAATAACTGCAAACGAAATAATAATGAATTGTATTAGTAACGGCTGTTCTCAGGATTGGATTTTATATTGGGAGCAGGTTAGATATGAAATTGAAAACTTATGAATCCAAACGAAAAAGCAATAGATATTTTAAATAGATTTAGAAACGAAGGTATGAGCGAAGATCATAGTAAAAAATGTGCGTTAATTGTATGTGATACTTTAATGGATGAAAACATTAACTTAGAAGGTAGTCAACCAAAACACTATATGGAGATGATTTACAATTTTTATTATAACGTAAAACGCGAAATAATTGGATAAGGTATTTACACACTCAGGCGCAACTGGAGATATTGTTTTTTCTCTGCCAACTATCAGAGCAATGGGAGGGGGTAAGTTAATCATTACCAACTTTCATAAACAACGTGCAGAATCAATCAGCAAACTTATTCAGGTGCAGCCTTACATTAGTTCGGTTGAATGGTCGGAGTTAAAACCATCTTATGCTTATGATTTAGATAAGTTTAGGCAGCACGCAGGACATCATTCAAACCTTGTAGAGGCGCATTATAAAGGGCAGGGCATTGATATAGATAATTGGCAGGATGGTTGGTTAACGCTGCCTGAGGATGTGAATATAATAAACGGCATCAGATACGCAGTAATAAATAGAACTACTAATTATGCTGATCCTAATTTTGACTGGGCAAAAGAGGTTGATTATCTTTACACGATAGCAGATGAGGTATTTTTTATTGGTTACCCTGAGGAATATCTGTTATTTAATGATAAGTTTCAAACTAAGGTAAAATACTTTCCCTGCGATTTTTTAGAGGCGGCATATCTAATTAAGAAAGCCGTAATGTTTACAGGGTGTTATTCTGCTATGTCAACGATTGCGATGGGGTTAGGAATTAATTATAGATTAGAGCAAGCACCAGGCCATACCTGTTCATCATTACTTAAACCACGTGAAACGATAATAAATGTATAGTCAAGCGGGGCAGGATAAATTTGTATTGGATATGATAGGAGCAAATGGCACTTATTTAGAAATCGGTGCAGCATATCCTATAGTTTATAATAATACCTATCTGTTAGAGTTAAATGGTTGGAAAGGTTTGTCTATTGATTTTGAGCCGATGTATTTAGAGCAATGGAAAGTTAGAAGAAACCCAATAGTAATTGCAGATGCATTAACATACAATTACCCTGATGTTGATAGATATGATTACCTGCAACTGGATATAGATCCAACGGAAAAAACATTTGCGCTGCTGCAAAAGTTATTAAAGGAATATAAAACGAGATACTCAATAATAACATTTGAAACAGATGCATATTTAGATAACAGATTTGTTGAGCCATCTCGCAAACTGCTGAGTGATTACGGATATAAGTTAGAAAGGGCAGATGTTATCTGTGAAGGTTATGGGGCATTTGAGGATTGGTATATAGACACAAAATTATGAATGTACTTTTATTATCTCAGAGGGGTTATCAATGTGGCGTGAGTGATTACGGAGATAGGTTATTTAATGCACTCAGCAAATCAAAGAAAATTAATTTTACTTATTCAGATAAAATGGAGTTAGATGGCATTGATGTGGTGTTATACAATTACCACAATGCAACGCTACCACATATCACAGATGCGTATTTATCAGATAAGCGACATATTAAACACATCGCCCTGCACCACGAAGGAGGCATACAATTTATTCCTGATAGGATTATAGAGGTGCAGAATCTACCAAGACCTGTAAACAAATATCTTTTTGTATACAATGAAAACGAAATACCTACAATAGGATCGTTTGGGTTTGGATTCTATAATAAGAATTACTATAAAATTGCAGAGTTAGTTAAAGAGCAGTATACTAAGGCGATAATTAGAGTTAACATTCCATTTGCTTTTTATGGAGATGCAGACGGCAGAAACGCAAAAGCAGAGGTACAAAAAATGATGGATGTATTAAAAGGTACTGATATTGAATTAGAAGTAAATCACGACTATCTAAGCAATTTAGATTTAGTTAAATTTCTGAATCAGAATGATATCAACATATTTCTATTTAATGAAATGGCAGGCAGGGGTTTAAGTAGCAGTATAGATTACGCATTAGAGGCAAAGAAACCAATAGGCATTTCACATAGTTATATGTTCAGGCATCTATCAGAAGTAAGCAGCAGTATATTTGTAGATGAGGTTACTATTTCTAAAATAATAGATAAAGGAATTGAGCCATTAAAACCCATTTATGAAAAACACAACTCTAATAAATTATTAGAATATTTAGAAAATGAGTTACTTAAAGGATAAGATAGTAAAGCAAGTTATACACAAATATATTCAACGTAGCGAACTGGGTATTAAAAAGTATGGCACAACATTAGATGATAACAACACCGATAATTTCCTGATACATTTACAGCAGGAGTTAATGGATGCCTCATTATACATTGAAAAATTATTAGATGATACTAATAGCCGGGCAGATAGAGAATCTGACAACACGAAAGGATAAGACAATTAGGTTATCATTAGGAACTAATGAACTAACGCCTAAGGAATGCGCTGAGTTATTTACAATGAATCAGCAGTTTTGTTATGTGGCGTTAAAACCTGAGCCATTTATCTCAAATGAATTAGATGCGATTGAATCCCTTAAAACAGATTTAGATACGCAAAAAACACCATCACAACGCCTCAGGGCTATATTATTCAGAAACTATGAGCAAGATAATAAAGGATATAAAGATTTTAATACTTATTATGTTGGGGAGATGGAAAGAATTTGTGAACACTACAAAGCGAAATTAAGTTGAAAAAACATACTAAAATTTATTTTAACTATTTCGGATATGATGTATCAGATACAATACTATGTGAAGTATGCTCAGGAGTCGCAGTTGATATACACCATATCAAATGTAGGGGTATGGGAGGGAGTTCAGGGGCAGATGAGATCAGAAACATTATGGCACTATGCAGAAAATGCCACATCAATTATGGAGATAAAAAGCACTACATAGATTTTTTAACCGATAAACACAACGAAAAATGCAACTCACGATAAAACACTACGACATTTCAGCAACGATTGAAACATCAGACGATATAACATTGGATGAGATAATGACACAATTTAACGCTCTTCTTATCTCTGCTACATTTTCTCAGGGGCAAATTAATAACTGGATAATTGAAAAGGCAGAGGAATTGTTAGAGTATAAAAAAAATTGATAAACAACCGATAAACAACCGATGGCAAACAAATTAGATAACCTAAAAAAGGGAGATGGATTTGATAAATACCCTGAAAGGATAAACAAAGATGGCAGGCCTCGTAAATATGTATCTGTGTTGAAAGACGCAGGCTACAAATTATCAGAAATTAACGATACCATTCAAAATATGATGGCAATGGATTTAGACGAACTGAAAGCGGTGTATGACAATCCTAAGGGAACGATATTGGAAAAGACAATAGCGAATGCAATGGTAAAGAGTTTGCAGAAAGGATCGTTATACTCATTAGAAACTTTATTAACTCGCGTATACGGAAAGCCTAAAGAAACCTCAAGCGTTGAGAATACAGGAAAGATTGAGTTTGTAATCACTAAGGGCAAAACAATACTTTAATGCAAATAGTCATCCCTGAACTACACGAAAATCAGCAGGCGATTATGGATTGCCCTGCACGTTTCAGGGTTGTTATGTGTGGGCGTAGGTTTGGCAAATCTGAGTTAGCTCAGTTAGAAATTATCTTTGAGGCAATGAAAGGTAATGCGGTTGCGTACATTACACCTACCTATCAACTGGCAAAAACATTCTTTAATAAACTTATCAAAACGATTCCGTTTGAAAATAATAAATCTGATTTGATTATTAACTTCCCGAATGATGGGAGCGTTATGTTCTTTACAGGCGAAAGATTGGATAATCTCAGGGGGCGCAAATTTCATTTGGTAGTTGTGGATGAGGCGTCTTTTATCCCTAATTTAGAGGATGGGTGGCTAAACTCAATCAGACCTACCTTAACCGATTACAAAGGGCGTGCTTTATTCCTGTCAACACCTAAGGGAAAAAACTATTTCTATTCGCTATTTATGAAGGGAGGGGAAACAGACTGGCAGTCTTTTAAGTTTACCACATACGATAACCCTTATATTGATAGGTCTGAGGTTGACGATGCACGCATGCAATTACCAGGAGCAGTATTTGAGCAGGAGTATATGGCAAATGCTATGGAAAACGCTGCGAATCCCTTTGGATCAAATCACATTCAGGAATGCCTCAAACCGATGTCAACGAATCCACCTGCATTTTATGGTATTGATTTGGCTAAATCAGTTGACTGGACGTGTATAGTAGGGTTAGACACAAACGGAGATGTTTGTTATTTTGACAGATTCCAAAAGGATTGGAAACAGACAAGGGAAACAATTTTACAGATTGAGAAAAACAAACCTATCATAATTGATAGCACAGGCGTAGGGGATGCGATTACTGAGGATTTGCAAAAGCATTTCAATGCTATGCACGGATTCAAATACACCTCAGCGAGCAAACAGCAGTTAATGGAACTACTTGCCTCTACGATACATAAAAAGGAGGTAGGTTTTCCCGATGGGTTAATACGGCAAGAATTGGATATCTTTGAGTATCAGTTTACTGCGACAGGGGTAAGGTATAATGCTCCTTCAGGTTTCCACGATGACTGCGTTAACGCATTGGCATTAGCTGTTAAATGTAGGAATGAGCATAAGTATGCAGGCGTTTATCGATTTATTTAGAAAATAATTTGCAAAATTTATATTTATTAGTATGAAGATTTCAGTAAGAAAGTTTCAGGAATTGTACAGCATCAGCAACATTGAAACCAATGAAGCGGAAAAATCGTCGTTATTGGTGCAATGTCTGACCGGAAAGAATCAGGATGAAGTGGATAAAATGCCGATAGGAAAGTACAACGAACTATGCCAAAAGATTAACTCAGAGTTTGCGAAGTACACAGGCGATATGAATTTAGGCAAGCCACGTAACTGGGTATGGGTAAAAAATAGATTGTATTTCATTAATTACGATATCGCAAAGCCACCAATGAACGCAGGTAAGTATGTTGAGATAGCCACGTTTAGCGATGATATTATCGGCAATATGCACAAGATAATGGCAACGATGGTTACACCGATGCGAATGACCTATAAAGGTTTACAGCCAAAGAAAAAGAAGGATCACGAGCAGATTGCAAACGATATGTTAGAGATGGATTTCGGTGTGGTTTATCATTCCTGTCTTTTTTTTTACGCAGTTTTCACGAAGTCAATTCAAAATTCAATTACTTATTTCAAGTCGATAGCGGAGGATGGGGCGAAAGTGGAGGAAGTAGTGCAGAGTTTATGCGAGCATTTGGATGGCTCAGTAATGGCGAGTTGGTATCAAAATTTGAAAATATCAGTATAAACGAGGTTTGGGAATTGCCTACTATTCAGTTCCTTAATGATTTAAGTTGTTTGAAAATGAAGAGGGAGGTAGATAATGAGATTGAAAAAAAGATGATGCAAAAATATAAACTGAATGGCTAATATCACAGGCAGGCAAAAGATAGTTTTGGAGGATAAGTTTATAGAGGGTACAGGTGCGGAAAACTTTACTGATAAAGTTAATTCAACTATTGAGGCATTCTTAACTACGTTAGGAAATAAGTTTACTGATAAATGGGTTACTACATTAGACCAAAAGAAAATTGTTGCATCAGGGGAAATTGATAAAGTAAGATTTACAATAGATGAAACAGATGCGGAAAAGGTAACGCTGAATATCTTTTTTGTAGGTTATGCAAAGTTTGTAGATAAGGGGGTAAAGGGGGTTAAATCCTCAGCAAACGCGCCTGATTCGCCTTATCAGTTTAAGAATTACGGAATGAATGCAGATGGCAGGGCATCCGTTAAAAGGTGGTTAGATTCGGGAAAGGCAAAAGTAACGGCAACTGATGTAAAAAGATATGGCAGTTTTGGTAGCGAGAAAAAGTTTAGTAAGATAAGTGAGGCAGATAGTAAGTTAAACACACTCATCTATAACATCAAAAAATATGGTATTAAGAAAAGAGATTTTATTAATCCTGTATTAAATGAAACATTAGACGGAGCAGCAAAAGAGTTGAGCGACATAATAGGCAAAGAGATTGTAATAAATATTTTTCAATGAGTATAACATCATTAATAAACCCATCAGGCGAAATAAGCGTACAGGATGACCTTTGGCATATTGCCTCATCTGATAACTCAGGGCAAACAGATTTTAAGTTTGTGTTTGATGTTTTCGTTAATGGGTTGCAGTTGGTTAGGACAAAAGTATTTCCCGATCCTACAAACGGCAAAGGGTATTTTAACGCATCTAATGTAGTAAGGAACGAAATAACATTTGATTGGTTTACGCCTGTATCAAGTGTTCAACCTGAGTATCTGTTATCTCAGCCATCAACATCGGGGCAAATAGCGCAAACGTATAATATCAGAGTAGGTGAGGATTATTCAGGCATTACCACGCTCAATATGGCATCAGGTAATGTTAAGGCATATAATTGGATTCCTCCTGTATTCAAACGCAGGCAGCAAACGATATCAACATTTGATGGCAAATATTTAACGAATAGACCGAAATCAGCAAAGGTTAAGTTAGGCGATAAGTTAATGATTCCGTTTAAGGGTGTTGTAGGTGAAACGTATGTTTTGAGATTTAAGACATACAACGCAGCGAATGCGTTAATAGCGACTACATCCACATCAACAAGTTTATCAATTACATCATCTAATAATTTCCTGCAACTGGATATAGGCAGCGATGCGTTAAATGCCTCAGCAGGTGCAACACCGATTACAGAATCTGTTGCATACTATGATGTTTATTTTGTTGTAGGAGGTACAACGGAAAGTGAATCGTTTAGGGTTTATCTGACGTGTGATAATCGTTACACTCCTGTTAACCTGCATTTTGTCAATGCTTTTGGGATGTTTGAAACAGCCTGCTTTAATAAGTCAAGCCGTTTGAGTATGGATGTAGAGCGGAAAGGATTTGAGCAGCGCGATTATTCATTTGGGGCATCATCAGTTAGTTATTACGATGCTAACAAAGTTTATCGTGAAAGTAAAATTAACTACGGCAGCAAAACGAATCATTCGTATCGATTGACAATGGATTACCCGACAGATTCGGAGTATCAATGGCTATCTGAATTGATTGTATCACCTCAGATTTATATGGAACTGGATGGCAGTTATTATCCTGTGTCAATTAAGACAAGTAACTACGAGTATTCAAAATATCAGAATAATCAATTAAGAGCGTTTGAGATTGAAGTAGATGTTAACCAAACCCGAAACGGATATAGACGATGATAAGATTATTTATTGAAAATAAGGAGTTAGATATTAATCAGCAATTCAGTCAGCAGATAACCTATGCTATTGATGATTTGCAAAATGTAGATAGCAAAAGCACATCATTTACAAAGACTATTGTTTTACCGGGTACTGCAAATAATAACAGATTATTGGGTAATATCTTTGAGTTTGCAAATAGCAATTTTACAGATGATACAAATCCGAATGTAGGATATAATTTTAATGCTGCTAAATCTGCTCAGGCGATTATTGATGTTGATGGGTTGCCTGTTATGAAGGGAGTTTTGAGATTGCTTGAAATTCTGATTGATGGCGATTATGTAGAATATGAAATAGCTATGTTTGGACAACTTGGAGGATTGTTTTTTTCATTCGGTGCAAAGAAATTAGAGGAATTAGATTTTAGCGTTTACAATCATTCGTTAACGATTTCTGAGATTGAGGATAGTTGGGAAAATGCTAACGCAGGGCAGGGGTATTATTACCCTTTGATTGATTACGGCAACTGCTCACCGATAGCAAACGCAAACTTTGCCAAAAAGAATTGGTATCTCAGAGCATTTCGACCTGCTTTATTTGTGCGTGAGTATATGGATAAGATAATTACAGGAGCAGGTTATACTTGGGAATCTGACTTTATGGATACGGATTATTTTAAGTCGTTAATAATCCCTAACAACGCAAAGCAATTATACAAATACACTAACTACGGATTAGATATAGCGGTAACATCATTTAACTATACTAACTCAGATGGAGCGAGTAAAGCGGTATCATTCGGGATTCAAAATGTGTTAACAGGATTTACACCTAATGGATCAAATAATTTATTTACTTATTCAGGAAGTTCAGTAGAGGCAAAAGGATTATTAAGGTTTAAGGGTACATACACAAAATCTGCATCATCTCCATTCGGTGTTGAAATACGATTAAATGGGGTTAGCGTTGCAGGGACATCATTCGCACCTGTTGCCGCAGCCGTTTCTACTGCATTTGATTTTACTTTGCAGGATTTTAATATAACATACAATAGCGGAGATACAATCGCTGTGTATTTAGTAGGTCCCGGTAGCGGTACGTGGTCGCTGCAATTATCAACAGGCGAAAGTTATTTTCAGTTGTCAACACGTGCCTTAATTCCTGATGAATTAACGCTAAATGAATTTATACCGATTAACGATACCATTCCACGTGGAATATTACAAAAGGATTTTTTTACATCTGTGTTAAAGATGTTTAATTTAATGGTGATACAAGACAAGGACAAGGATAGACATTTGAAGTTGATACCTTACATTGATTTCTATAATACAGATTCATCAACGTATTTAGACTGGTCTGATAAGGTTGACAGGTCGCAGGTGATTAAGATAAAACCGATGTCAGAGGTTACAGCACGTTATTATCAGTTTAAGTATAGACAGGATTCTGATTTTTTCAATGAGGATTATCGGAAGAAATATAACGAAGGTTATGGGGATAGGATTTTTGATAATGAGTTAGAATTTACAAAAGATACTCAAAGCGTAGAGGTTATATTTTCAGCAACGCCATTGGTAGGATATATTGACAGGGATAAAGTGATTAGCACTATTTACAAAAAAACAAATGGAGTTGAGGAAAGTACTGACCACAACATAAGAATTTTAAGAGCAAAGAAAATAACAGGGGTAATAAGTTGGAAAATTTACAGCCCTACAAATACAGAATTATTAACTACGAGTGTTTTCCCTTATGCAGGTCATTTAGACGATCCTGATATTGCGTTTTCAGATTTGAATTTTGGCGTAGCAAAGGAGTTGTATTTTGAATTAGTTACAGGCGGTTTGCAAAACAATCTATTCAATATTTTTTATTCAGGTTATTTCGGAGAAATTATAGATAAGGATAGCAGATTGTTAACGTGTAAAATGCACTTTAAGCCGTCTGATATTTACAATTTAGATTTTAGCAGATTCATTTGGTTAGATGGTGTTTTGTATCGGTTAGTAAAGATTAAGGATTATTCAGATAATGAGATTTGCGAAGTTGAATTATTGAGGGTTATTTATACTGAGTTTGAATCGCCATACTTTATTGAATATAAAATTGGTGATGTATTGAACGGAGGTTATATCGCATACATCGAGCCAAACAATAAGCACGGATTAATATGTGCTAAAAATGAGGATATAGATTACACGACAAGGAATTGGTTAAATAGTATTGCCTACTGCGATTCATTCTCTGCTAATGGTTATACAGATTGGAGAATTGGAACATTGCAAGAGATGAAATTAATTGATCCAAATAATCCTCAAATACCTGATTTCTTTCAGGATAATTATTGGACAGGAACAGAGTTTAACGATGGAACTGGAGTAAATGCTTGGAGAATTTCAATGGTTGGAACAGGAAATGCAGAGGATTGGGTTTACAAAACAGATGCTTATTTTGCTTTACCTATTAAATCATTCTAATGATTATTAAATATTTTGATGAACAGATAGGCGAATGGTATGACATTACCGGAACTAACTCACAATCTCTGCAATATGATGCGGCAGCGAGCGGATGGGTAACAACATCTAAGAATGCGTATAAATCATTCGTGGGTGAGTTTTCTCAGGTGGGCAGCAGCGATCCTACATTTGTAACATTCTTTAACGATACAGGTGCGACATTCACGATAACAAGACAAGGCACAGGGCATTATCGTTTAGAATCAGATATATCAATCTTTGTTAAGACTGAAATGTGGTGGTATATCGGAAATAATCAGTTAACGCAGGCAGATTATTTATATCAGGTATTTTATGAATCATCTACAATAATGTCAATTTATTCATACAAAGGTGGTGCATTAAATGATGATGCGTTAGAACATACATCTTTTGAATTTAGAAAATACTAACAATGGCAGATACACA